TGCGCTACCGAAAGACAGCGATGAGCTGGTCGGCATCGATCTTAAAATCAAAGCGACGATTAGAGCTGCAACTGAACAGTGGCCTGCGAGCAATGATGTTAAAGACTGGAAACCAATGGACGGTGGCTCCTCAATGCCAACGCCGCCCAAAAAATCCAACGGCGCAACTGCGCCTTGGGCTAAATAAACAGAGGGCTTCGGCCCTCTTTTTTTAAGGGAACGCATGAGCAAAATCGTAGAGCTGATCGACAGATACCACCAAGAGAAAACTGATACGCAGCGTGGGCATATGGGCGGCTCTTTGCTTGGGCATAAGTGCGAGCGATATCTTTGGTATATGTTTCGGTGGACGTTCAAAGAAAACTTTCCCGGTCGCATCCGACGCCTCTTTCGTCGAGGCCACGATGAGGAACGCACCATTGTCAGTGACCTGCGAGCAATCGGCATCGATATCCGAGACGTTGGAAACAATCAGGCGCGAGTTGATTTTGGTGGACACGTTAGCGGATCAGTTGATGGCGTGATCAAGAGCGGCGTCCCCAATCATGAGATGGAAGAATTTTTAGCAGAGTTTAAAACACACAACAAACGTTCTTTTGATGATGTATCTCGCAAAGGCGTTAAAGATTCTAAGCCTATGCATTACGCTCAGATGCAAGTGTATATGCTTGGAAAAGAAATACATAAATCTTTATATGTCGCCGTGTGCAAAGACAACGACGAGATGTACACCGAGATTGTTGAATTTGACAAAGAGTTTGCCGAGCGTTTACTGCGCAAGGGAGAATGGGTTGCGACCTCGATGGAAGCGCCGCCAAGATTGTCGAGCGATCCGACTTGGTTCCAATGCAAGATGTGTCCGGCGAAACATATCTGCCACGAGAACAAACCAACAAAACAAATTAACTGTCGGACGTGCGCCCACTCGGAGCCGAAAGACAGCGGAACTTGGACGTGTAACAGACACAACGCGGACAACATTCCCGAGGACTTTCAGCATAAGGGATGCGACGACCACATACTGCACAAGGACGTTGTGCCTTGGTCGAGGATGGAAGGCGATGATCCTAACGTTGTTACGTTCGAGATCAACGGTCAGTTCATTAAGAACGGCAATGGAGAAGATTGTTTTGCAAGCAGTGAGCTTGTTAGCAATACGGATGCTTGTCTGAGTTCAGACGAGTTTATTGGAAACCTAAGATCTAACTTTGGAGGCAAGATATCAGGATGATTAAGACAGATATAGAAAGCACACTAGCCGAGCGTCACGGGCAATACGGACATTACACTTATGTTAGTAAAACCAGCCAGCTCTTAAAACGAACCATTCGAGAGTCGCCAAACTACAAAACGATGCCAGCGTACATGAACGAAAGCCTGGACATGATATGCAACAAACTGGCTCGTATCTTGTGCGGCAATTACTTCCTTCGTGACTCATGGCTCGACATAGAGGGCTACGCAAAACTTGTGACCGATGAACTGGACAAATTAGATGCTCAGGAAGTACCAGAAATTAGCGATTGATCAACTCTACGAATGGTTTCGGTTTAACAGGCACGGGAACCCGTGCATTGTTTTGCCGACCGGAAGTGGAAAGTCGCACGTCGTAGCCGCGATATGTCAGGACTCGATAAAAAGATGGCCTGACACTCGTATACTAATGGCGACGCACGTCAAGGAGTTAATCGAGCAGAATGCTGAAAAGATGCTTTTGCACTGGCCCGACGCACCGCTCGGCATCTATTCGGCAGGAATTGGGCGTAAAGAATCCCATTGCAAAATTACCTTTGCTGGGATTCAGTCTATCAGAAATAAGGCCCACGAAATAGGTCATATTGATCTGATGATTGTCGATGAGGCACACCTGATATCCCATAACACGGATACCAGTTACCGTAAACTAATTGATGCGCTCAAGATTATTAATCCTGCGCTGCGCGTTGTCGGATTGACTGCGACGCCGTACAGACTCGGTCACGGAATGCTGACCGATGACGAGGGCATATTCCATGACCTGATCGAGCCGACCAGCATCGAGGCGTTGGTCGAGGATAAATACCTTGCGCCGCTACGCTCTAAACTGACAGGAACGCAACTGAGCGTTAAAGGCGTACACCGTCGAGGCGGCGAGTTTATTGAGAAAGAACTGCAAGCAGCCGTAAATAAGTCGCACACAAACGCGGAAGTCGTGCGCGAAGTGATTAAATTGGCTGGCGACCGCAAGGCTTGGTTGTTCTTTTGCGCTGGCGTAGACCACGCTCACGCCATTAAAGATATGCTGGTGGACTCTGGCATCCCTGCGGATTGCATCACCGGAGAGACGCCTAAGATTGAGCGAGAGCGCATGATTGCCGACTTCAAATCTGGACGCCTTAGAGCGCTCACAAACGCCAATGTATTGACTACCGGCTTCGACTATCCAGACATCGACTTAATCGCCATGATCAGGCCCACAATGTCTGCCGGGCTGTATGTGCAGATGGCTGGGCGTGGTATGCGCATTAAGAGCCACACCGATCACTGTTTGGTGCTAGATTTTGCTGGCGTTGTACAGATGCACGGGCCGATCACAAATGTGCAGCCGCCAAACAAGGCCGGTAAAGGCACTGGAGAGGCGCCAGTAAAGACCTGCCCAGAGTGTGACAGTTTGATCGCGCCAGCCGTAAAAGTCTGCCCAGACTGCGGATATGAGTTCCCAGAGCCAAAAGAGAAGAAGTATCGACTGTCAGACGTCGATATAATGGGCAAAGCAGGCAATGATCTCGTAGTTGAGTCTTGGAATTGGTCAAAGCATCTATCTCGTGCAAGTGGAAAAGAAATGGTTAAGGTTAAATATTACTCGAACATTCTCAGTGATCCAGTGATATCAGAATATTTTCCATTAACGCACTTTGGCTATGCCGGAACCAAGGCCGCCATGAAACTGGCTGAAATTGCGTCAGAGTCTAAAGTTGATATCAAGAAACTTAAGACGTCATCGCTTGATGAAATTTGTTCTATCATGAATCAAGGGAAGGCACCGCATGAGATACTCTACAAGAAGGAAGGCAAATACTACCGCGTCCTCAAAAGGAACTGGTCGATCTGAACACGTTGAGCAAAGAGAATTTGTAAGTTGGTTTCGGAAAAACTACAAAGGGATAAGGATCATCGCAATACCAAACGGCGGTCAAAGAAATATCGCGACTGCGGCACGATTAAAGGCCGAGGGAGTCATGCGCGGAGTCCCAGACCTGTACGTCCCGGCGTGGATGCTGTGGATCGAGATGAAGAAAGCTAGTGGCGGTAGAATATCTCCAGAACAAAAGGACTGGCACAATTATTTACAAAGCATTAACCAAAATGTTATAGTCACGGCAGGATTTGAAGATGCAAAGTTACAAATTGAGGACTTTATTGAGGAGAAAGATGATGGCGGATAAAAATTTAACAAAGAATATGCGTAGCGCTGACAACATTAAACGACTTAGAATTAAAGTTGGACTGACGCAAGAACAGCTTGCCGACATAATTGGCGTGACCTCGAGGCAGGTCGCCAACTGGGAGTCAGGTAATTCATTGCCGAATGATACAAACAAGATGCGCTTAGAGAAGTTGTTCTACACCGGCGAGATTGAGAAAGATCTAATTCAGTTAGATCCAGATCGTAATGCGCTTTTATTTTCTACCATTAACAATGTTGGGCTAATTGGCGCATTGTTGGTGGTCTTGGTTTTAATTGCCGTGTTCTTAGGACTTCAGGCGGTGTTTAGTGGTTAGTCTAAATCTAAGAAAGTTTAATAAGCGAATCAAACATATTAAGTTTGGGCCGTACTATATGGTGGCGTTAAACAAATGGGATAAAGGCGAACAACTGTTTACGTTTATTGATGGCAAAACATATCGAGACTCTGAGGCCATGACACTGGCTAAAGAATACGGTTATAATAGCGTTGAGCGGGTGTATGAGACATATAACTCGCTCGGTTAGTCATTTTTGATTCTCCTCCATTTGGCCCTGCTTGTTAAGCAGGGCTTTTTTTTATGCGTAACTTTTCTTTGTTTTCTTTTTGCCTTTTGCTACTTTTTTCTTTCTGGCTTTTGCTGCCGCAGCCATTCCTTCTTTAGTGTATGGATACTTCTTCTTTCCTACCATTGGCATAACTATCTCCTTTAACGTTTAACTGCTGATGAACCTACATAGAAACTGAAGATCATTAACATGATCTGATCGTATGACGAACGAAACATTGCTGCGCCTTGAATAATTTCCCATTCCGTCCATCGCTTTGTTGTATCAATTAATCCAAACAAATACGTTCCACCAGATGATTTCTCAACTGGCACCGCAATATCAATTGGCGTAAACATTGGCGCAAGACTAATAAATGCAACCATCGCCAAAAATGACAATACAAGTATACGTCGAGTTGCGCTTGAGAATCTGTCTTTTGTTCTTACCTCAAACTCTTTGTCTGCAATCTCTGCTCTTGCCTTCATATGCTCGACATCAAAGGCAAGCCGTTCCATCATCAGTTTTTGTTGGTCTGCTTTCGCCTTTTGCGCATTTGCCAGAAGGCCCGAGAAAACGCCCACGAGATTGCCACCAATTGCGAGTATAACTTCTGTCCCAAGTCCAAGCATCTTGATTTGATCCTAAACTTAATTAAATAAAAAAAACTAACCAATAAAATCTTTGGGCTTTCTCTTAAGTGTCCAAGCCCAACATTGCAGTTATGACATACCAGACCTTTTACTCTGCCATTTTTGTGGCAGTGGTCAACTGATAATTTTCCTCGTGCAGTATCTAGGGCATTGACTTTGCATATATCGCATAGATTGCCTCTGGCGTAAGACATATCAACATATTCTTCGTATGTGATTCCATACCTGACTTTGTAGTTAGACTTTCTTCTTGAAATCCTACGCTTTTCTGGATTTTGCAAGTTTTCTTTTTTTAGCTAAAGCAGCTTTGCTAGTCTTAGCTGCCTGCTTAAATTGCTTTGCGGTAGGAGCGCCTTTATCTCCAGGCTTTCTCATCTTTTCACCAGAGCCAGCTGCGATCCTCTTTCTCTTATTTCTTATTCTGTCATAGAGTCCAATTTTTGCCATGACTATCCTTTCTTTTTGTTACGATTAGCAAAATTTCTTGCGGCCTCTACACTACCAAAGCCCCATGCTTTTAAAGCCAATGCCTTGCGAGTTGGCCTTCCTTTAGAGTCTTTCATTGGGCCTTTCATTCCTGAAAATCTAGCAGCAAAAGATACTCTTCTAGGATTTGTTCCAGACTTAACTGGCGCCTTTAAATTGCCGCCATCTTTGCGTTCAAAATGTTTGCGGCCTTTTTCGTTTAGGCCGCCTTTTGGATTTTGATGCACTTTCTTAACCATCGGGCGATGCCCTTTCTAAAAGTTTAACTCTGACTTTTAAATCGTGTATATGCTCAAGCATTTCTTCTTTAAGTTCTTGACGCGCAAATGCGTTGCCCGGACTAGGAACAATCACGCCCTGCGGACTTATCAATTGCATTTGGTTAGCGCGAATTAACTGAATGTCTGACGTGATCTCGCCAATGCTAGAAATGACCCACCACATAGCCGCCAGTAAAACTGGGACTAAACTTGCTAGTGCCTTAGATAAATCAAACTCTTTCACTTGTTTTTATTTAAAAGATCAAAAACAGTTTTAATCTTTTCTTCTAAAAATTTGAGTCGCAACAAAACTTCGCTACGAAAGCTGATAAGACCTGCTGCCAATATTGCTAAGGCCGAGATGATAGGCCAAAGTTCTACTAACGTTTGAGTCACTTATCAGCCTTCCCATCAAGCTTTTCATCAATAGAATCTAACTTAACAAAAACTCGATCGACAAACTTTTCAAACTCTTTGCGTTTAAGATAATCACCAGCAACTAAAACCTCGATCTCGCCAACTCGACGCTCAGTCCGGCTTTGCAATTTTTGCAAGTCTCGGATTGCCGCCCAGATAATATGCGCCAAAGCGCCTAACAATGCGCTTGCGCCACCAAGAATAAAATTGATGGTGGATTGATCCATGTTAGAACGTTCCTTCCCAGACTCTGAACTTGTTGAAGTCACCAGATAATATCTTTCTCTTTATCACTTCCTGCGCCGCCTTGTGATCATCCCACTTAACGCCAGCTTCCTTTAACCACTGCGTCATAATGTGCATTGGAATTCTGCCTACAAGTCTATTATCGCCTTTTTGTTGATCGAATCCAGCATCTTTTAAGTCTTTAACTTGTTTAATTGTTGGATCGTTATCGTATACGTTTTCAATGGTAAGTGTGTCCCCACCATCGTCGTGATGCACTATCTCTTTAACTTTCAAACAAACCTCCAATAAAAAAAGGGAGAGGCGTTAGCCCCTCCCATACACCAATTAAGATGTTGTGTTATCGAATACACCGCCTGATGCTTTCTCGTTATTAGAAACAAGAGTTAGCTCAGTAACGATTGCTCGACGTGTGCTGTCGCTTGTTTTAGCAAGCTCCATATTCTTAGTATTTCTAAGAACAGCAACACTCCACATATCATCCTGACAGATGAACACATCACGACTTCGATTTTGACGCGAAGGCATGAAGTTTACAGTTCCCCAAGGAGTAACGTAAACGTCAACTGCGTTAACAACAGCGTTTGTACCACCGACAGATGCGCCGATAGTTGCTCGCTGATTGTTCATACCAGTAAAGCCGAGTGCCAAGTTCATTTGAAATGCTGATAGGTACACAGTATCAGGATTTCCGCCCTCTTCCCAGATTGACTGCATGACTGTATCAAAACGAGCTTGACTAAACGCTTGTAGCGTTGTTGTCTCGTCTGTACGAGCGTCAGTTCCATCGCCTGTGGCGTCAGCGCCCTCATTTGCACCAAAGTCAGTATTGGTGATCAACCATGATGGCAAACCAGCAAGCTCACGCGCAGTTGTGCTGTTACCAGCAACTCGACCGTTGTTGTCAAAGAGAGCCTTCTCGATATCGAGCTTCTGCTCTTTAGCAGTCTTAAGCATTTGATATGCAATCTCAGATGCGCGACCAGCTTTTTTAAGGCCAGAGTCTGTATCTGGAACTGATACAGCGTCAACAAAGATTTGAGTGTAGTTCCCAAGTCTTGATGTTGCTGTACGAGCATTGGCAGTGATCTCATCGCCCTCGACGTGAGCGTTAGCAGCTGCCGCACGAAGCGCATCTGTCTGCCACTCATGTAAAGAGTTACTTGCCTTTACTTTTTTACACTTAGTGTAAAACGGTGTTTCTTCTGGAGAAACGTCATAGATGATATCTGAGAGATCCTCTCTGATACCGACAGCATCATAGCTGTCAAAAGTGTTACTTGGTTGTGCCATTGTATTTACCTTTTAAGTTATTCATTAACAATTAAACCGAGCACATCTTCGATGCGCCCAGACTTTTTGAACTTGGCTCTTTGCCGTTCCATTGCCTTGCGACTCGGATTAACGTTCTTCTTCGCTCCCGGCTTGATAACTGGTTTCGCGCCTTTAGCTTTTTGCTCGGCCTTCGACTTGCCAGCGACTATCTCGCGGTACTTGATAGCATCGTTTAAAACCCGTATG